AAACGACCGTAGTCATTTCGCGCTCCTGTGCGGAACGATTATTCGTCGTTTTACAACGAAGGCACATTGAAGAATGTGCACATCCTGGTGCCCCCCCTTGCCGTCTATCGGAAGGGCAGGGCCCAGAATCAAAGTCGAGCGTAGCTCGACCTTCCTCAAGAAACTTGAGGATTACTACGGAGAATTCCGTAGTGTCCCCGACGTATTTGAACGTCGGGTATCTCCTGCTTTTCAGCAGAAGGCTCTCCGATATCGGAGAGAGGCGAGGTATCTCTCAGAGATGACCCCCGCTGAGCAGCAATCGGTGCTGCTCCGGAACCTTTATTTCAAGGTTTCCGCCGCATCTCGCACAAAGATGCGCAGGGAGTTGGACAACAACTCCCTTCACCACGTTCGATCGTGGTTTCACGCAGCCAATGCGGCTGTGTTACCATTGCTGATTACTTCAGCGACGGAGCCACCCTATTATGAGGTGGATGTTCTCACGAACTGGGTTCTTGAGAACTGTGCGCATAATTACGCACTATTCAACTCTGATTGGAAGAAGTTGAAGAAGCAGATGAGAAAATCATTTGCTCTCACTGGGTCGTTCGACTCAGTGAAGGTAAAGGCCTCTATGGTACCTTACCTCACCGCCGCAAGGCGATGTGCGAGCACACAAGTGTTCGATGGACCTGCCGCTTTCGGCAGGTTCGTGCTTACGTGGACCCAAACAAGGGCCACAGGCATGGCCGACTCAAAAATGATTCGGCAGTCGCTAGAGAAATTCGAAGCGACCGTATCGGAGCCAGCGGCTCCGGTTCAGCTCAACCCCCAAGTCCTCGAGGGGGTGTGCCGTCCCGCCCTTCAAGCGAAGGGCGAGTCTGCCAAGGTATCTGTTGGTACCACGGCATGCCTGGAAAGTTCCAGGTCTAAGGGGGGCAAGACTGCCTACCTTCAGACTCTCGCAAGTCACAATGTTGTGACGCGTGAGTATGACTTCCGGACCTTAGAGTCCGTAAGTGTGGGTCCAAGACCTGTGCGGTGCGCACAGGACCTGGTCCACTGGGCAACACATGTGTTGCTCACGAAACCGGTGTACTCCTCATGTGTGAGGATACACGCTGTTTCGGAGCCCGCGAAAGCGCGGACTATCTCGGTAGCACCATATGCCTACCAAGTGATTATGGGAGTATTCGCCCATATCTTCCAACCGACCCTTACGGGGCGGGGAATCCGGTCCGGACTAAAAGCGGACCGTCACCTCTGGAGATTCTTATCCAGAGTACTCAACCCACAAAACGTGGCTTGGGAGAACCTGATCGATGGTCAGGTTAACGCTTTATCGACAGATTTGTCGGAAGCGACAGATTGGGGCAACAAAGATGTTGCTCGCCAATTCTGGGACGCCCTAATTAGAGGGGCCGAGTGCAAGGAATTTCCCCTTGGACTAGCAGTACTAGCTAAGACTAGGTACTGCTCGAAACGTTATTGTTTCGTGCCAGACGGTACAGGAATGTACAAGCTGGTAATAGCCAACCGAGGTTGGCTAATGGGGGACATGATGACAAAAGTCATCCTAACCCTCAGCCATCAGTACTGTTGTGAACTGAGTGGCCTCCGGACCTATACACTGGTCGGAGATGACGAGATCGCGCTTGATGCCGATCGGTCTAAGTTGGAGAAACACGTCTCCAACCTTAATCTGATCTTTAAAGTTTCAGATGACGACACCTACGTGTCGGACTTCTTCGCTTTCTATTGCGAAGAAGGGACCATACTCCCGCAGAGGGCGCATGAGTCAGTCCACGTCCAGATGAGGCGTGGACAAGAGCTATATTACTTGGATTACCCAAGATTACGGCTCTTACTGCCTCAAATCATTGAGACAGATGCCTACTCGATGACCAACATCGGTAGGTTCTCACTCCTTGGAAAGGAAGCGAGATGGGTGTCATCGGTGAACACCCCAGCCCGGGAGTACTTCTCGCGGGCATCTGTGTTACAACATTTGTTGGTTCCACAGGATAAGGACACACTTAGTCCTTATACCCCCTTGGAGATAGGGGGCGATGGGGCATGGCCCCATTCGCCAGAGTTCCTGGCGAAGGTCGTGGACGATAAGTCGCGCGACCCTAGGGAGACAAAATTCAGAATGTCATCCCTCCTGAACAACAAGTTCAGTTACAAGTTTGTACGTAGTGACAAACTTGACAAGGTGGTAAACAAGCACCACCTGTACCTCCCTAAGCTTGAAGCTATGGAGGCGCTCCTTCCCCCTGAATGTATAATCAGGCCGAAGGATGAGAACGCTAAGATGCTTCTCCAGTCAGTCCGTATAGACACGGTATCTGACCCGCAATCCGTATTTTTTGAGATTGCCAAAGGTTGCTATTACGCAGCCTTGATGGCGGGGAAGACCCCACCAGAACCCGTCTTTAACATAGACAGGTCATTCTCGGCCGGACATACACATGAACCGAGCCTAGATTACACGTTATTCATAGAAACGTGGAAGAATCCTGGATTTCAATTCCAGAATTCCTGGGGGTATTGGATCGATAAATCGAAAATGCCCCATCTCAACCCAATGAACTTGGGCTGGGACTGGGATAAGACTACTTATCCCAGTGCCCGCGAAATCCTTGACCTTTGGATCAAGGAAAACGTGGACTTCGAGGACGCTGCGCTCCCCGACATCGTGGAGACCATAAAGACTTCACGACCACTACCCAGAAGGGTAGTCGACAGGCTCAACTTATTTATTGAGTCTGACTCTTACATCATGCACACCCTCACAGATGAGGATGCTGAGCAAGAGGTTCTCGGGATTGTAACCCGGGACCAGCGCCTTTGTAACAGGGCGCAGAGGTTCCTCAACAGGAGGAACCCGCTAATAAATCACCTAGTGATTTGTTTAGACCCGGCCATCTACATGATAGGCCGGACGGAGGAAATACCCTCCATCGGTGGTAGAAATCTACCACCGCCAGCACGGTGGATCGAGGATCCTGGCGCCATGCTGCACGTCGACTACAATGAGTTCGAAGACGGATTCCCTCTCGATGAGGAAATTTGGGATAGGCCTATAAAGACCTTCTTCAACCGGAACGGTGTTCCGGTTGCACTGTTGGATTACCAACAGTCATGACACTTAGTGTCATAGTACACAAACTAACCAATAATTGGCGTTTGCGATTCTGGGCTAAGCCCGTTTCGACCACTACCCAGAAGGGTAGTCGACAGGCTCAACTTATTTATTGAGTCTGACTCTTACATCATGC